GAGTACAACAAATAATTGTTGGGCTTCATGGTGAACATGAAGGGTTGGCTCGTCAGAATTTCAGATGTGCTGATCCGCATATTGCGGGACATCATTTGGCCTGCAAATTTATGGTCGTTGATGCCGACCGTTTCGGCGACCGAGAGAATAGTTTGCAGGCTCATGATTAATCCGTTCCGCCGAGGGCTTCAACGTCCTGTACTTTGTCAGTGTCAGCAGCCAGCGCATTCTTCAGTAGAGTCAGGAACGAGTCCTTGCCCACTTGCAATTGCTGAAGCTGAAACTGCGTCGAGCCGATCTTGCGATCCAAGTCGATGGTGTGGTTCAGCAGGAGAATCTGGTTCTCGGTGAAGGTGTTTGCGTCGTGCTCAACGCCGTCGATAGTTACGATCTGGGGCTTTTTGTTTTCCATTTCGTGTTCCTTTTCAAAGTGCTGCCAGAGTCGGGTGGCAGCTTCCCGTTAACTTAGGTCGTCCAAGGCAGACCAGCAGTGACCGTGGGTGCTGCGTTGCGGAGCTTGTAGGCTGCGAGTTCAGCATCTGCACTGGCTTCAAATTGGCTCTCAGCGCCAGCGTCACGTTTAATCCACTCAATTACCTTGGCCTCGGTGAGGTCTGCGAACGGTGTGGGGGTGGTGGGCTTGTTGGCAAAACCAAAGCTGTAGTTGTGCGTGAAGCTGTCAACACCGTCTGATGCGGTGATGCTGAACTGCGCGGTGACGACAATGCCGTCTGGGTCGCGAATGAGGTTGGTGATTTTGTAAGTGTAGGTGTTAGACATGGTATTTTCCTTTTAAGATAAGCGATAAAGAATGAACGTGTTTGCCGCTGTTCGACGGATGCGGAACTGAGCGGATGTTGCTGCTGCAATAATTAATGACCCCAAAGAAGTTACGCCGGTATTTACTGCCATCGTAATTATTCCCGTAGCGGTGTTGATAACCGTGAAGTCGTAGCCCAAATTACTAACAGGCCAAGCAATTAGCGTTTCAAGCCCTGTACCCAAAGGCATCGTAATTGTGTACGTTGTTCCCGTGGCGCTAATAATTTGCGCTTGAATGTTAGCGTTTGTTAGCGTAGCTGCTGCGCTAATTGCTGCTGGTGCAGGAGCATATACAACAACCGCGCCAGTTGAAACTATCACATTGCCAGCCGAGTCAATCCGCATACGCTCACTTGGCGTAGTAGACCCGTCAGGAGTTGTATTGAATACCAACCGTCCGGGCATGTCGCTGACACCGGGGGTTCCATCTATTACTCCAAAGATTGATGCGGCTTGAACATACCCAGTACCATCGTAACCGTAGTATTGGAATGTTCCCATAGCATCGCCACTTGCAATAATTGTTGGCGCTGCGTTTGTCCCTCTTGCTTTTCTAAACGAAATAACTGATTCGGCAGTATCGGTGCTTGCTCGTGTAATCTGGAAGAAATTACGACCATCAGAAACTAAGTTTAAGTTTTCTGTGGCGGTAGTAGCCCCAATAGCAACTTTCCCGCTTGCATCAACAACAAACGGCGTGCTGTCAGGATTAGTCGTGTCTTCCACCAACAAGGCGTTACCCGTGCCAAGCTGTGTGATGCGCAGGGCTGCGTTGGTGTTGTCGGTTACGCTGATGATGGCGTTGCCAGCGAAGAAGTTAGTTGCAGTACCGCTGGCGTAGAAGTTGTAGCGGTTAGCACCTGATGCTATGTTGCTGTAGAAGCCGTAGTTGTTGGTTGCTCCGGTAAGTGTGTTATTTGCCTCAAAACCGTATTGGTTAGTGATTGATGATCCAGCCCCAATTGTTCCTTGTTGAGCAAAGTAGTGCGTTAAGGTAGACAACACAAACGATGCAGCAGCAGTTGATGGGTTGGTTACATAAATTTTTGCTTGGTTAGTCACATCACTTTGAATAGTGCCAACATTATACAAATTCCATGCAACGGTGCTTCCTGTAATATTTTTTGCTAATTGAAAGCTAGTGCCTGCCGTTGCAGCCCCATTAATCCCAACGGCACCATTTGAATCAAAACGCATACTGTTTGCACCAGCATTCCAAATGTGCGTATTCAGCGCACCAGTTACGGATGAGCCGTAAGTGATATTGGTAATAGATGTGGACACACCGGTTGTTCCGATGTTGATTGTCTTGGTACTAGCGGCAGCAGTAGCTCCGACAGCAATATCTACGGTTTGCGCCGCCGTTGAGCGCCCGAGAGTAATTGCTCCCGTTCCGCTAGTTGAGCCAAATGTTAAGGTTGAACTTGCTGTTGTTGGTGCAAATGCTGTGGTTCCCAAAAACGTCTGCGATGTAGATGCAAGCGTTGCCAGCGTGCCGGTTGCATTAGGAAGCGTGTACTGGCGAGTCGTGCCGGTGGTAATGCCAGACAAAACAAACTCGGCCTTCTTGGTGTTGTCAGACGTATCTTCTAATCGGAAGGTGTAATTAACCTCCATCACTCCAGCAGCAATTTGAAACGCCGCATCGTAGTACGCAAAGTCAGCGTCCAGATTGGCAAGAGGGATCGCGCTGGTGGCGCTGGCGAATGTATTTGGGACTGACATATTTTGTTACCTCGACATTGGGACACTGCGATTGGCTGATTGGTATGTTGCCCAAACTGCCTGCTTGTTTTTAGCTAGAAATTGCACACCACTCTGGGTGTCAATGGCGCTCATGCTTGCGATGTATGGGCCATTGTAGTTAATGGTGGGGCCGCTGTCATTGCCTTTAAGCGCGCTGTTAGGAATAATTGTTCCAGCCGTCTTTGGAATAAACAATTCCGGGCCTCGTTCCCCTACCATTGAAGGCACGCCCACAGGTGGATTACCACCATCGGCAAAACCAAATATTTTTAAACCTGCTGAAATAATTGTTCCAAAACCGCCAGACCCTGCATCAAACAACGCCAACGCTTGTTTTTTAAGTTGAATTTTTAGCAGGTCTTTAATAATGCTTTCTGTAAGGTTAGAAAAAGACAATTTGCCAGTTTCAACAAACCCATCAATTGCATCTTCCATTCCCTTGGAAAAAGTTTGAAATGTTCTTGCGCCATCTAAGGCCGCATTATTTGCAGATTCTTTATAATCTTTAAACGCTTTATCCCAGCCGTAAGAAAACGTTTTTTGGGAGTTGGCATCATCTTTTGCAATTTTGTTTCGTTGTTTAGCAAGGTTAGTTCCTTCTAAAAACAAATTATTTTCATTGGCAATGGCTCTTGCTCTTGCATCAATATTAAGATTTTGGTTTGAGTTGATTGCTTCAATTGCGTCTTTATGCCTATTGGTCAAATCAAAATAATCGCGCTCAAGCTGCAAATCTTCTTTTGACAAATCAACGCTGCGCCGCTCAAGCAAAAACAATTCTTGCGCTCTTTCCATTTGAATGCTTTGCAGGCGTTGCTGCTCTTGCATTGCTGCGCCGCCTTCTGAATACATTTGCTCTTGCAGTGCAATAGCTTTTAAATCATCTTCTCTTTGCTGGGCGGCAACTTCTCGACCTTTTTTCTCCAGATCAAATTGTTTCTTTGCAATTGCTTCAGCTTCACGCGCAAGCCTTCTTGCTTCCGCTTCAGCTTGTTTTTTTGCGGCTTCTGCTTCTTTATCTACACCGGGCGTTACAAGACGCCGAGGGCCAGCAGTTTGGCCGGGCCTGCGTGGCATTGATGTTGGCGCAGTTCCAGACATATCTGGAGCGGCAATTGGTGCTGAAAGCTGTTTATCAAGCGCAATCAATTTTGCCTGATCGGCCTCACGCTCTTGCATTCGCTTGGCGGCAATTTTGTCAAGATCGGCCCAGCGACCCTCCACAATGGCGCTGTATGCTTCGCCCCAAGAACCCATGACGCGAACCAAGTCCTTGACCTCAAAAGCCATGAACGAAACGCCATAGGCCATTTTGTCAAAGATGGATTTCCACAATCCACCGCCTTGATTGACAGTAGAAAACAAATCAACAAAATATGAAATGGTTTGTTTTAGCGATGTTCCAATTTCAGTGGCCATTGTGAATTTAACATCACGAGCGTACTGGTTGAGAATATCAAAGGCGTCAGCCGCGTCTCTAATTGCTTGCGCTTGACTTTCGGTTGTCAAACTTACCTGATTCATCTCATCAGCAACGCCAACAAAATCAACGCCTTTGGCAGCTTTGCCAAAAACATCCATTGCTCTAGCGTTACGGGTCAATGGGTCTTCAATGTCTGCAATAGATTGAACAACTCGCTTAAGCAAATCTTCAGTTGTGAGATTGGCAATGTCATTTAAAGACACGCCCATTTTGCTCAATGCTTGCTGGGCCTCAAATGATCCAGAAGCTGCGCCATCAACAAATTTTGTAAAACCTGCTAATAGCTTTCCAGAGTCTTCCGCATTACCGCCAGAGTTTTCTAAAGCATTGTTTAGTTTTATGATGGTGTCAATGGCAACATCATTGGCTTTTGCAACGTCTGCGATTTCATCGGCAAATTTCATTGCCTCAAACGTGGCGGCTACAAATGCCGTTCCCAAGGCAGCTACAGCAACCTTACTTTGCTCTGCAACTTTAGAACCAAAGTCATAAAGTTTTTTGTTGGCAGCATCAAGGCCGCGAACAAACTCCGCGCTATCAAGACCAAGAACAACGCCAAGTCTTGCAATGTTATTTGCTGCCATCTTTTACCCCAAAAAGGTTGCTATCAAACCCCGGCGCTTGAGACATAAACGCAAGTAAATTTGAGTTTACACCAGATTTTTTCTCATCCTCACCCGCAGGCGGAAAGATGTAATCATGCGATCTTCCAATTATTGTCTTTAACTCATACGCGGACGATGACGGAGCTTTTAAATAATTAAAAACACCAGTCACCAAAAGTCCCAATAAAGTTATTGTTTTTTGATTTCCAAGAACCCCATCTGCATACATTGTTTGTATCTGAGCAAATGTTTCTTCATTTATTGAATTAATAGATTCTGGGGTGTGCCCATTAAAGACCATTGCAGCTTTTACTTGCGTCCTTAATGAGCCAATCAGTTTCCCCGAGATTCCTCATATGTTGGACTAATGGCCTCGCCAATTGCTTTAATCAAAGCCATTTGTACGGACAAGGGGAATTCTTCTTCAATGTCTTTGTAGGTGATGTCATCAAGCGTTTGGTCTTCACTGTCTGGCACAAGCAACTTAATGTATTCAACAACCCGCGTTTCAATCATTGCTTTGTTTTTTGCCGCTTCACGCATTGAGCGTCCGCTGACAATCACATCATCATCAACAAACTGGAAGTCTTCAGATTCTTTATCTTTAAATTGAGTCAAGGAAGCTGTTAGTTGTTGATAAATATCAATAATTTTTTCTTCGCTTGGGTTCATTACTTTGGCATAAATTTGATCTGACTCAGAAACCAAAGGAACACGAACTCGAAATGTATGACCACCTAGTTCAAATTTTTTGATACGAATATCTTTTAGTTTTTTTTCATTGCCGAGAATTGATGCTATTTTTGACATTTTATGATTTCCTATGTTTAGAGATACGATTTCCCAAAATTACCGCGAGATTATTTACCACCATTTGCGCTTGTGATTCAATGGCAGTTCTAAGATAAGGATGTGCTGGGGTAGATGCGTTGCTGAATTCTTGTGAAATTGCCCGCGCATCACTTGGAACACCTTTGAATTTTGAAGCATCAAAACCCATTTTTGTGAGTCGTTTTTGCGCCCTTACAAAACCTTTGCCTTCACTCATTGCAGCCAGCTTTTTGCCTGAAGCTGTAGTTACAGCCGCAATTGCAACATCACTACTGTTCACATACATTGATCGCTTGTCTTTTTTGGTTGGCCTTCTTGCTTCAATTATTAAAGAAAGCGCCAATGCCCCGGTATCTTTGGGCGCAAATGACTGAGCCGCCCTCAATACTGGTTGCATAGCTTGCCGCACGGCTGGAATTAAAACTTTGCTTGATGCGGACTTGTCGCCAATGTCATCAGCCAGATTTTTAAAAGCTGTGGCTACGTCGCCAAGTCCTTTTAATTCAATTCGGACTGATGCCATAAATTAACCCAAAATAATTTTGTCAAAAATTTCTTGATTAAGTGCCTGCACATAACTGACAACTTCTTTGGGCGTCATTTGTGATGCGTGATTTTCAGCAATTTTATGGGAAAGGCTTACCGCTGTAAGTTTCTGTTGGCTGCGTCCAAACCAATCTTTGCGCTCGCTCATTTGCTTAACCAGAAAGTCCAGCAAGTCGCCGGTATTTTGTATTGTGTTTTGTGTTGTCATTTGAGTGTGAGTAGATAAAGTGTGCTGTCAATCAATAAAGCAATTTCATCAATGATGTTTTGAAGCTCTGAATCCTGCGGAAAACCATCGGTTACACGCAGAGTTGCAACCTCACCCTTGAGATACATCAGATAGTCTTCAGGCTCTGTCGGCAAATCGAAGCCAGACACATAGGAAACGCGATTGGCATACTTGCCTTGGTACGCCTCAATAAAGCCGTCCACAAGGTCGCCAATGGCCGAATAAAAGGCTTTCAGAGCCATGTGTTGGGCATGACTACGTGTTGCCAAATGCAGCATATGCGCGCCGGTAACGCTGTGCAAAATACAGGTAGAAAATTCGCCAAC